ATAGTTGCGGGTAATGATCCACACCTCAGCCTCAATACAACAGCGGCAGAAGTAACCACCGATGATAGCGTGGACACCGACAGCACAGGCTTTGTTGTCAACCAAGTTGCCGCTACTAATGTCAACGTGACGTCTGCTTCTTATATCTTTTTGGCCGTATCATAAGGAAACACGATCATGCAAGTACGGATCAGAACAACTGGCGCTGTGATGTATGAAGCCGAGCTTCGTGCATGGCTGCATGAAAACGACGGCCCGTCATACGACACACTGACGCCAGAGGTCATGGAAGCAATTGGCGCTGATCCCGTCTTCGAAGGCGCGCAAGCCTCCGGCGGCACGGTCTATCAGTACAGCCAGCGTGATGGCGTCGAGCAGATCGATGGTAAGTGGTACACCAAGTACATCCTTGGACCAGTGTTCACCGACAGCACAGTTGATGGCGTCACCACAACGGCTGCTGAGGCAGAGGCTGCCTACAAGGCAATGAAGGATGCGGAGCAGGCAAAGAATGTCCGTTCTGACCGGGACCAGCGTCTAGCAAAGACCGACTGGCGTGTTATAAAAGTTCTGGAAGCTGGCGCCCTGCAAGACTTTGACTGGGCTGCATATCGCCAAATGTTGCGGGATGTTACAGTGCAGGATGGATTTCCTTGGAATGTGACTTGGCCTGTGGAGCCGTGAAATGAATGGTCCAGATGAAACACTGAAACACATCGCAGACGCTGCATCAGTTCTAACAGTCATAGGAACATTGACCAACGTGCTTCCACATGCAGCCGCGCTGTTCACGATCATCTGGACCAGCATACGGATCTACGAGACTGACACCGTTCAAAAATGGTTAGGCAAGAAACAGGGGTAGGATGATGGGATGGACCCTGCCACGATTGCTCTCATTTTTGGCGCTGCCAAGACGGCCTATTCTGCCGTTCAGCAGGGTATTAAGTTTGGCAAAGACATCAACTCGATGTGCGGCGACATTGCCAAGCTGTACGGGTCTGTCGCCAAACTAACGCAGGCATCCAAGTCCCCGCCGAAGCCCAAGCTGTTCAGCAAAGTTACAGCGGAAGAAATAGCCCTAGACATTGTAGTCAAGCGGCGTGAGGCGGCAGAGTGGGCAGAGAAGGTAAAGAACGACTTCGTTGCAATCTACGGCGTCCGAGGCTGGGAGGAAGTTCTTAAAGAGGTCATCAGGGTGCGCAAGCAACAACGACAGCTTGAGGAACAGAAAGCCCGCGAAGCCAAGCAAATGCGGGAAGATGTAATTCAGCTAGTCCTAATCTTTGCAACGGCAATCGGCATAATGACGGGCTTGTTTATTCTCGCAGTGGTTATGAACTAGGTGAGCAGATGCTTGATATAGACCGCACAACAAAATCCATCGGGGCCGTCACGGCTCTGTTTGCGATGGTCGGCGGCGGCTACACTGCAACAGACAAGCTGGGCTTGTTTAGAAAACCTGTCCTCGAATGGTCCCCTGCGCACTTCAGCATTGAAGGCGGTCCTGCCAACGGAGACTTTTCCGTTATCGCTGCCCGCCGCAAGATCAGAGACGATTGCTCAGTGGAGCAGTTTTACCTTGAGGTCAGAGACGCCCGGTACATCGTTCATAAGGCAACGCCGTCGATAGCCAAGTTCTCTGGCCCGGCAACTGACAAGATCGACAAGTTTGGCTACACGATTTCCATAGATGACCCCGCCAAGGTAAATCCGGGTAGGGCAACGCTGCTGGCGCACATACGCTACAAGTGCCCAGAAGGCGAAGTCTTGATGAATTACCCCGATCACGCAAACCTGACCTTTGAGGTAGGAGCAGTTAAATGAGAATGTCAGCAGCCGGGCTGGATCTGGTCAAAGAGTTCGAGGGTCTTAGACTAAAGGCGTATAAATGCCCGGCAGGCGTCTGGACTATTGGCTACGGCCACACGTCATCTGCTGGCAAGCCCATAGTTGACGCCGAGCTGGTCATCACCAAAGAGCAGGCCGAAGACATCCTGAAGCGCGACCTGACGCAATATGAGGATGGCGTAAAGCGTCTAGTGCAGATCGGCATTACGCAGAACCAGTTCGATGCTCTGGTGGACTTTGCCTACAATGCTGGCGTTGGAGCCTTGCAGAAGTCTACGCTGCTGAAGAAGGTCAACGCTGGCAAGTTCGATGAAGTCCCAGCCGAGTTTATGAAGTGGACCAAGGGCGGTGGTAAGGAATTACCGGGCCTAGTTCGCCGTCGCAGGGCAGAAGTAAAACTCTGGCGTGGTCTTGATACCGAAAAGCCGATCTCTGTTGACGAAGCCCGCGCAGAGCCGGATCAGCCCAAGGCCCGCAAGTCAATTACCCAGTCGAAGGAAGCCAACGCTGCCGTTGCGGCTGGCGGGTTGGGCACGATTGCCGTGGTGCAGGAAGTCATGCCAATAATACGCGAGGGCGGCGATTTGCTGGGTTCTCTTAGTCCGACAGCCTTGATCCTTTTCGTCATCATTGCTGTGGCGGGCGCGGCTTGGTATTTCCGCAAGCAGAGGCTTGATGAGGAGGGCGCATGATAACCTTGCTGTTTAGCCCGTTGGGGCGATACATTGCCATCGGCGGCGTCTTGCTGGTGGTTCTCGGCGGCGTTTATGTTAAGATCAAATCTGACGCCGTTGCCGAGTATCAGGCCAAAGCCACATCTGAAGCATTAAAGAGGACACAAGATGCGATTGCTGCTGGTGATGCCGCTGCTGTTAGTCCTGACCGGTTGCTTGAGTCTGACGGGCACAGGCGGGACTGATCTGGTTGCCTGTGCTGTGTGGCGCGATGTGTCGTGGTCTGCCAAGGATACGCCTCAAACCATTACCGAGGTAAAGGTTAATAATGCGCGCCGTGAAGGCTTTTGTGGGAAATAAACAATGGCTCTGGCACCTCTCAGCATCCCGCCCGGCATAGTTAAAGCCGCAACCCCGTTGCAGGTGAAGAACCGCTATTGGGACGGCAATCTGATCCGCTGGCGTGCTGGCAAGCTGCTGCCTGTTGGCGGTTGGGAGCGTATCACGGCAACACCGCTATCCAGCACCATCAGGGCAATCTTCCCATGGGCAGGGTATGACGGTGGCATTTATGCCGCCATTGGTTGTGAGGAAAAACTGTTTGTGTTGCAGGGTTCAACCTACACAGACGTCACCCCAGCAGGGTTTACCGGGTCGGCAGCGGGCGTCTTTGGCGCATTTGGCACAGGCGACTACGGCGACACCTATTACGGTTTAGACACTGATCCCACATACCCGCGTGACCCGACGCAGAGCTTCCTGCCAACATTCTCATGGACAATCGACAACTGGGGTGGAGACATTCTGGCTGTGGCAAGTAGCGATGGCCGTTTGCTGCACTGGAACTCCGGCGAGGCCACTGCTGGTGAGGTGGGCAAGAACACAATCGTCACCATCGTGCGCCTAAGCAATGTCGCGACTGTTACCACTACGAACCATCACGGGTTTGCTGTCGGTCAGAGCATTGTCATCGCCAGCAACACAGTCGGCAGCTTTAACGGTACTCACACGATCACGACAACACCTACGCTGACAACATTCACATATGCCAGTTCTGGGACTAATACGACCGGCACAGGTGGCACAGCCAACGCCGTAACTGCCGATCAATGCCCGACGAATAACCGTGGCGTCATTGTCACACCTGAACGACATGCTGTGCTGATTGGTGCGGGTGGAAACTTGCGCCGTGTCGCGTGGTCGGATCAGGAAGACTATACTGAGTGGGACTTTGCAGACCCGACAAACACGGCAGGCTATCTCGACCTCGATACCCAGAACAAGATTACCATGTGCGCCTCTGTGCGTGAGGGAACACTGATCTGGACTGAGGATGAAGTGTGGCTGATGAGATACATCGGCGCGCCGTTCATCTATCAGATTGAGCGCATCGGCTTTGGCTGCGGCCTGATTGCCCCGAAAGCATTTGCGACATTTGCAGGCCGCTGCGTGTGGATGGGTCGCGAGAGTTTCTTCCTGTACGACGGCGGCACAGTTCGCCCGCTGCCCTGCACAGTCGGCTCGTATGTGTTCGACGACGTTGACCCGCAGGTTGGCAGTCTGTGGACGCATGGCTCCGAGAACAACATCTTCCCAGAAGCATGGTTCTGGTATCCGTCCGAAGGGTCGGCTGTTCCTAATAAATGCGTCTACTTCAACTACGCAGAAGAATGGTGGGGCATAACAGACACCATGACGCGCACGGCAGCATGTGGATCTGGCGTATTCCAGTTCCCACTGGCGGCTGATGAAGAAAACGACATTTACCAGCAGGAGAACGGCTGGACGGCTGCTGGTGTACCGATTACCACTGCCCGGTTTGCCGAGACTGGCTCGATCAACGTGCAGAATGGCAACACTATCAGCCACGTCAGGCAGGCGATCACAGACAGCGGATACGCCTACGACAGCACGCAGTTGACGTTCTTTTCCTCATACACGCCAGAGGGTGCTGAGACGACAAGTGGGCCATACTTTCCACGGGCGTCAGGCTACACAGACATGCGGGTATCCGGGCGAGACTTCAGGGTCAAGGTTGCCGCAACCGAGGATGGCGAGTGGTCCATTGGCGAGATGCGGCTTGAGATGACAGCAGGAGGCGGGCGATGATTGTTAACCTTCCAACCCCGCCCACAGGCTACGACCGCGAGTATTTCCGGTTCTCGTTCTCCCTGTTAGAGCGGTTGCTTCAGCGCACAGTCAACACGTCTGAGGCTGTTCAGGGCATCTTGCTTCAGGCTCCAGACGGCAGCGTGTGGCGTGTTGAGGTCACAAATGCTGGCGCGTTGACGACGACATCTGTCCCATTGGGTCAAACCGGAGCGCCGACATACTGATGGAACATGCTCACCTGATAGCACGTCTGGAGAGGGCGCTGGAGCATGGCGGCGGTGGCTATTCTGTGCCGGACATTGTGGATGGGCTGGAGCATGGCCGGTTCCAGATATTCCATAATGCAGAAGCGTTAGCGATTACTGAAATTGTGCAATGCCCGCAGGCTAGATACCTCAACATTTTTCTAGCTGCCGGAGAACTCACGTCTGTGGTACGATTGCACAACAAAGTTGAGAAATTCGCACGCAAGCATGAGTGCAGCTACATGCAGGCCACAGCCCGGAAGGGTTGGGAAAAATTCGAACCCCAGTTTGGCTGGCAATCGACACACACAGTTTATACGAGGAGCCTGACATGAGCGGTGGCGGTGGACCCCAAACGGTCGTTAACAAGACTGAAATCCCAGAGTGGGTGCAAGCTGCTGGCCAGCGCAACCTTGCTGCGGCGTATGATGTTTCCAAGTTCATGCCCGGCCCGTATGAAGGCCAGCGTGTAGCGGCCCTTGCCCCCGGTCAGATCAACACCATCGGGGCAATCGCAAACAATTACGCGATGGCACAGCCTGCGTTTGCACAAGCGCAGCAGATGGCGGCACAGTCTGGCGCATATCAGCCGTCACAGGTTCAGGCCGGTCAACTGTCCAGCACAGACCTGTCGCCGTACATGAACCCGTATACCAAAAACGTATTAGAATCGTCGCTTGATACGCTGAACCAGCAGCGTCTTACAGGGCTGAACGCGGCACAAGAGGCTGCAAATAAAGCCCGCGCATTCGGCGGCTCGCGTCTCGGCATTCAGGAAGGCGTCGTAAACGCAGCAGCACAGCAACAGGCTGGGCAACTTGCAGCACAGTTGAACGCGCAGAACTACACACAGGCGCAGGCTGCGGCACAGGGCGACATTGGGCGTCGGATGGAGGCGCAACGTCTCAATCAGGGCGCTGGTCTACAGGGCGCACAGCTTGGTGTTCAAGGTGCGCAGACACTTGGCAACCTTGCAGGTGAAGGACAGCAATCGTTTCTCACCGGAGCAACTGGCGCACTTGCTGCCCAGACGGCGATCCAGCAGCAGCAGCAGGCAGAACTTGCAGCGGCGCAGCAGGCTTACACTGAGCAGCAGCAGTTCCCGTTGCAGCAGTTGCAGATACCGATCCAAGCCCTCGGCATCACGCCATATGGTCAGACGAACACACAGACGAAATCTGGTGGCGAGTCGGGCAGCGGCCTGATGACTGGTCTGGGCGCGGCATCGTCTGCGGTGTCCATCCTTGGAACACTGGCGTCTCTATGATTGATACCGCGCTCCAGTTTTCCGGTGGCAAAGACAGCTTGGCCTGCCTGTACCTTAACAAGCACAGGTGGGACAATCTGTATGTCGTCTGGCTGGATACGGGCGCGGCATATCCCGAGATGGTTGAATACATGGAAGGCTGGAAATCCAGACTGCCGCATTTCGTCCACATCAAGTCAGACCAGCCCGGCAACATCGCAGCACGCGGCTGGCCTGTCGATGTTCTGCCGGTTGAGAATACCCTGATTGGCAAGATCATCAGCGGCAACGACAACCAGTTGATGCAGTCGAACATGGACTGCTGCGCGACGAATATCTGGCTGCCTCTGTACAATGGGTGCCTGAAGCTGGGCATCAAGTATCTCATGAAAGGCCAGCGTAACGATGACCGGCGCAAGTCTGCTGCCCGTCATGGTCGCATTGTAGACGGTATTGAATACGTTATGCCGATACAGGACTGGACAGAGGAACAGGTGTTCGACTACCTGAAGTCTGTGGATGCGATCATGCCGCCCGGCTACGATGCTGGCGAGAAAACAGGCCGCGATTGCTGGGACTGCACAGCATACTTGGATGACAACCGCAACCGGGTGTATAACCTGAAGGGCGACAAGAAGACCGAGATGCTGCGGCGGTTGGCTGTCATTGACGCCGAGATTGACAAGCAATGGGTGCGTTATGGATGACCAAAGAAAGCGTCTTCCACGTTCTGTCCGGAACAACAATCCGGGAAACTTGGAAGCGTCCCCATATACGCAAAAGATGCCCGGTTATGTTGGGACCGATGGGCGTTTTGCTATTTTTGACACACCGGAGTCCGGATTTAATGCGATGGGGAACCTTCTCCAGTCGTATGGCAATCGCGGGTTCAACACAGTTAGCTCGATTCTCAACAGGTATTCCCCGCAATCTGACCCGACGAACAAGCCCGGATCGACTAAAAATTATGTGAACGTGGTTGCAAAAGAAGTAGGTGTAGACCCGTCAGCGCCGCTGGATTTGAGTGACCCGAATATATTGAACCGGCTTGTTCGATCGATGACGAAGGTCGAGGCCGGAGGAGATTATTTTTCTACCAATAAGATGTCTAACACTGCCCCCGCAGCAGCCGCAGCACAGGCACCAACCGGCTTCGCAGGTCAAGCTGCCAATTTCCTTTTTGGACCACCGCCAGCACGTTCGCCGGATGCCTTTGCCAGCGATCCTCCGGCTGGGTTACTTGCGCAGGCAACTGGAGGGCTAATAGGCGGTGGCCGTGCAGAACCGTTCTCCGTTGGATTTGATACGCCTCGGCCTTACCAGCCAGCGTTTACAGCGCCAGAACAGCAGTACGGCGCAGCATTTGCTGGATCGGCTCCAGACATGAGTGGCGGTTCCGCTACATTGACCTCGCTGCCTCCGACGATTTCCGCAGCACCCGCAGCAGGAGCAGCAGGCATCGGCAGCGCATTGGCATCATTAGGCGGCGCACTTGCAAAAGCTGGTGCCGCGAAGGAAGATATGTCGTGGGTTCAAAGACCAGCGGAAACGCATCGCGGCAAGTGGGATGATGAGATATTCAAGCGATCCATATTCGGGATACGCGGCCTTCTGGGGTAAATGACATGGCAATCGACACGCAGGCGCTCGCAGGACAGATCAACAACATATTTTTGCAATCGCTTGGCCGCCCAGCCTCGGTTGATGACATCAAGTATTTCGGCAATGCAATCCTATCTGGCGCTGGCACACTAGCAGACGCACAGCAGGCAATCGCATCGTCACCTGAAGCGCAACAGGTGCAGGCTGGGGCAACCGGACAAACAGGCACAAGTACAGCAGCAGCAGCAACAGGCGGTGGTGGTCTTCTGAGCGGGGCGAACATCGACAGCCAAAACCTTGCCGGGCAAATTAACAACATTTTTCTAAACAAGCTTGGTCGTCCAGCGACGGTTGATGACATCAAGTATTTCGGCAATGCGATCATGTCAGGGGCGGGAACCCTTGCAGATGCAGAGCGGGACATCGGTGCTTCACCAGAGGCGAAAGGTTTGCTGGGGACGACCAAGGTCGATAACACTACAAAAGTTGGAGGCACTACTGCTGGCGGCGCTACTAAGTCGGCCACAGATTACTCTGGCCAAGTTAACGCCCTTTTCCAAAAGGTATTTGGCCGCGATGCTGACCCTGAAGGCTTGGCGTACTGGAGCAATGTTTTTGCGCAAGGTGGATCTGCTGCTGACATTGAAGCTGGTCTTCGCGGATCGGCAGAAGGGCAGTCTCCCGCAACGCAGAACTTCCAAAGAGGCGTTCGCACAGTTCCCTTTGGCTCGCAGCTCATTGGCCAGAACGTCCAGCAGGTAGCCCAGTATACGCAACCGGCTGCACAGGCTGGTCCGGCAATGGGTCCACCATCGTTGCAGGGTTTCCTTGGCAGCAATCCAGCCGCAGCAGCGATGACGCCGTTCCAGCAGCAAATGCAGTATCAGGCTGCGTTGCCCGGTATGATCCAGCCGTTCAACCCGGCAAACATTCCGTCGACGTATCAGCAGACACTTTCACCCCGTCCTCGCCTAGACATCAGCCAGACAACCATCCCGTCGTGGTTGCAGACTGCTATCGACGCGCAGAATAAGAAGGACGGCATCGAGGTTAGCGATCTACAGAAGTTCAACACAGCCAATCAGGTATCCACGAATAGTGGGCTTGGGACCACGACAGCAGGTGTAACGACTGGTGGGACCGGCAACCTTGCCGCTGGCGGGATTGATCCTCGGATTATCCAAGGGTACACGCAAATTGGCAGAGCGGGGGGCGATATAGATATGCCGGGTGCGCAGTATTGGCAGGGGTTGCTTGCATCAGGAACACCGATAGCTGACATTTATGCTGGAATGGCCGGAACGAAAGAAGGGCTACTCTACGCTGAAAACCAAGCTGCGAAGAATGCTGCGGCTGTGACCAACTACAATGAATGAGCCACATGAAATTCCGCAAACCTGCGGATGATGAGGAGAGCAAAATGGTATATAATGTTGATAATGCGCCCGAGTGGATCGCCAATATCTATCAGGAATGCCTGAACCGTAAGCCTGACTTGACCGGCATGTACTACTGGATCGGCGTCAAGGATGGCGGGCAGTCTGTAGAAGCGATCCGTGAAGGCATCTACCATTCCGACGAAGCGGTCGCACTTCGCAACTAAGGATAAGTGACATGGCGGGAATGAGTCAAAAAGAACAGGAACGGATGATCCGCGAACTGCTCGCTACCGTCATGTCTGCTGTCCAAGACCCGAGAGGTATGGGTCAGACACCCGTGCAGCGTGGAGGACAGACCCCTCCGCAGTTGCAGATGCCCCCCGCACCTATGCAAGCACAGCCTGCACCTATGCAAGGACCACCAGCTCCCATGCAAGGTCCGGCAAACATGAATGTGATTAAGTTCCTGAACCAGTATGCTAATATGGGTGAACCGCAACAATATGCTGACCAATTCGCAGGTGGCGACTTGAGCAAGTTAAAGGCTCGAACCTATCGCGATGAAGAAGGCAACCCGTATAATGATTATTATATCAAAGGGCTTCTGGGAGGCTGAAAATGGCTGAAGGTTTTCTCGGTGGTCTGCTCGGCGGCATTGGTGATGCGGCACAGGGCGTAGGCTCTGGTCTTGCAGGTCTGCTTGGTGGCGGTCAATCTGGTGGCCCCTCGTCTTCCGGCTTCACGCCTGATGAAGAGCGCCGTATGCTGATCTCAACATTAGGCCAACTTGGATCGACGCTCCTTGCCGCAGGGCAGAAGCAGTCTCCATCACAGCGCGCCCAGTATCTTGCCCAGCTTGGTGGCATCGGCAGCGGCGCTCAGAACGACATCTACAAGGCTCGGCAGGGTGCGTTGATGAGCGCACAGATGCAGGCGCAGATGCGTGAGATGGAGCAAGCCAAGGCTATGGACGCTTGGGCAAGAACGCCGGGGAACCTAGAGAAACTTGGCTCTAGCCTTGAGCAGTACAATGTAATTGGTCCTAAAGGACTGAGCTCCATTATACAGGCTCAAGCGACCCGTGATCCTAATCAGGTGGCGTTGACGCAAGCTGCCCTTGCTGAAAAGCAAAGAGAAGTTGGGCAGTACAACGCGGCTGTCTCAGCCATAGAAGCTGCTAACCTTACGCCGGAGCAGAAAGCTGCCGCTCTCGGCAATCCAACCGAATGGATTAAGACGCAGATTAAGCCGCAGAAGATGTTCTTGGATGAGCCGGTAGTAGATCAGACGGGGAAGCCTGTTGTTGATCCTGTCACCGGGATACCCCTGACGCAGCAAAGGAACCTGCTAACTGGGGAGGTAAAGCGCATCGGCGGCAGCGGCGTTACTGTTAACCTTCCTTCTGGGGAAAAGGGTGGCGGAGAAATAGATGTTGCCCGCATCAAAGATACGCAGAAGGCAGTAAAAACTATGAACGCAACCTCGTCGCTTCTTGATGTTGCCCAACGGCAACTTCTGGAAGGGGGCTTGGATACAGGCATATTAACTAGCGCAACACTTGGAATAAGAAAACTGGCGGCGGGCATTGGCGTTCTACCAGAAGATGCAGCAAACAAGCTTGCAGGTGAGGAGTTATTTAACTCTGTTACTAACGCGATTGTTCCTAAAATGAGAGAACAAGGGTCTGGTTCAACATCAAATTATGAAGACCAGATTTTCCAGCAGGCCGCCCCTCAATTAGCTAAGACAAAAGAGGGTAACTTGCTAATCACCAGCTACCTGAAGCAGAACATAGATTACGAAAAAGCATATGCTCGCGCTATGGATAAATATTATAGAGACAACAAGGGCAGCTTGAGCGGGTTTGATGAGTTTGCCGATAAAAACGTTCCGAAACCGATACAGACCGTTTCGTCCCTCGACCAGTATAAGAGCTTGAAAAAGGGGACTATGTATTATTCTCCAGAAGCGAAGACATTCGTAATCAAGCGCGAGGATGATTAAATGGCTGATGAGATTAGCTCGCAAGACGAACTTAGAAAAAGGTTAGAGCGTGACGCAGCATCCATGTCTACGTCTAAGCCTCCGCGCGTAAAAGAAGAGCCGAAAGACGATGAGCTTAGTAAAAGATTGTTGCGCGACTTATCTGCAATGAAGCCAAAGTCTGAACCAACTGATATTTCTAGGCAGGCGGCAGTTGCGGGGCGTGCGGTCGTTTCAGGCGCACCTACGGCAGTGTTGGGGCTGCCAGCTTTAACTGCCGACGCTTATGAGTCCTTAGTTAATATGGCTAAGAGGGCATACAATATTGGGGCGCCCGCATTTGGTGCTGAACAAGTCCCGTACACGCAACCGTTCAGGAACATAACTGCGCTTGGGGAGGCCGGTAAACGCCTTGCTGAAAATATTCCAATGGAAGGTCCAAAGACGCCGGGCGAAAGAATATTAACGACTGGCGTTGAAACTGGACTTGGCGCTCTTACAGGCTCAGGGCTTGCGTCTTTAGCGCGCAGATTTGCACCCGCTGTTGCTGGTTCCCAAGCAATGCTGGCACCTTCTCCGGCTATCCCACAAATGCAACAAAGAGCCGTTGAAGCAGGTCGGCAATATGCTACTTCGGCTTCTGCCGCTCCTGCTTTAACAACGGCTGGGGGGCTTACTGGTGGTGCGGCTGCGCAGTATTCTGCTGAGAGAGGTGGCACCCCGTTTCAGAACATCACGGCGGGCCTTGCGGGCGGGGTTTTGCCAACACTTGCAGCAGCTGGAAGCTCGCGGGTAATCACGCCTTTCACGTCAAATCTGAACCCAGAACAAGCTCGTCTACTTAATGTTGCTAAATCTGAATACGGATTACAGCCGTCTGCTGGGCAATCTCTAAATATACCGATCCTTAAATCAATGGAGTCGGTTGCAAGTGAAATGCCCGGCTCGATACAGATGCGGGCTTCACCGCAAGAGCAAGCAAAAGCATTTCAGTCTGCTGTGATGCGTAAAGCAAACATACCCGGAGAATTAGCAACGCCGGAGGCAACTACGGCAGCTAGAGATGTTGCGGGTTCCCGTATTAGAGAGATCGCGGAAAACACGGCAGTCATCCCAACCAATACGCCTGAATTTGGGAAGTCACTAACTGCGGTTGTGCAGGATTATTTCAAAAAACCTGAAACAACTCAGAGACAGGCATTTACAAATTGGGTGCAAGAAATTGCCGGGTACGGCGGCAGCATGAGTGGTACTCAGTATCAAGAAATCCGCAGGCAAATAAACGATCAGGCTTCTCGGTACAGCAAGAGCACCGTTGCCGCAGATCGCGATTATGGAGAAGCTCTAAGAGGCTTGCGTAAATCACTTGATGACGCCTTTGAAAGCGCGACCAGTAAGACAAAAAGAGAAGATTTAGATCAGGCTAGGAGAGATTACGCATTAGCCAAAACAATAGAAACAGCAGCTGGAGGTGCTGGAGGAACGTCTGGCGTCATCAGCGGCCCAAGACTGCGGCAGGTTGTCGAAGGGCAAGCTCCAACTCTTTATCGTCAAGGTTACGGCGACCTTAATGATTTATCAAGGATTGGTAAGGAGTTTTATACGCCACCCCCTCAGTCCGGGACGGAACCAAGGACGCTTGCTAGAAGTGTGCTGTCTAACCCGTTGGCTTTCCCATTAAACGCAGCATACTCTGCGGCCCTCCTTAACCCGGCTACTCAAGCGTATTTGAGAAACCAAGCCCTTGCATCAAGCCGCCCGCCAATCTTTACTTCAACATCAGGCGCAGCCCAAGGGTCGCTTGCTGCACTAAGGGGCGCGGCTCAAGAGGGGCTTCTCGGAGAGCGCAAGAGAAGAGAATAAAATAATTCCCGCTTTCTGTAAAAGACGCTTGCGCTCTTTATAGAAAGCGGGCATATTTCCTTCGCCAACTGATTTGCGGAGGAGAGCCCGTGATAAAGATCATCAAGAACGAAGATAA